GGAAGCGGAAGAAGTTAAGGAAGTAAAAGAAGAAAAAACAGTGCCTTACGGAGCTTTGAAAGAAGAGCGTGAAAAACGTAAGGCCGCTCAGAAACAGATCGACGAGCTTCAGGACCGTTTGCAGAATGTCCTCAGTGATTTCCAGAATTACGTCAAGAAGGACAGCCGGCAGCCGGAAGAACCTGCGGTGATTGAGGATTACGACAAGGAAATCATCGACCTCAAAAAGGTGGTTCAGCGCCAGACGGATGAGTTGAAAGCGTTGCGGGGTAATTTCCAATCGGAACAGCAGAAGATGGCAAAAGCCGAGTTTGACAAGCGTCTGGATGCCGTTGATTCCGATCTATTGAAGGAAGGTTATCCGGGTTTTAACCAGTTCATCGGACACGTCAAGCAGGTGCTAAGCCAGATTGCCGAAGAGGATATGGACGAAGCAAAGAGCCTCGACAACCCGGAAGGCTGGAAACGCATCTACAAGGAACGGGTGTTTGATAACCTTTCCACCATCTTCACAAAGAAGCAGTTGGCCGATAAGCGGTCCGACAAGGAATCCGCAAAAAAAGAAGCTCAATCGGTTGTAACGAACCCCGGTAAAGGATTGCCGGCGCAGGAAAAGAGTTCTGAGTGGTCTTATGACGATTACGTAAAACTTCGGAGTAAAGGTTTCGCGGGCCATAGATAGATTTGGAGGATCTTTAGATGGCAGGTGAAATGCTGTGGAGCACCCAGTCTGGTTATCTTACCAACGGGCAGCTCAATCAGAAATTTCAGAAAGCAGCGCAACCGTTAGTTAAATTCCGGCAGTTCTGCAAGTTCAAGGAAGCATTCGGCAAGTCGAAGGGCGAGTCCGTGAACTGGCTGAAAGTCGGCAATGTTTCCACGGTTGGCGGAAGTCTGACTGAAACCGATGTGATGAACAAGACGAAGCAGAGTTTAACGTGGGGAACCCTTTCGGTCGGTGAGTACGGGAACTCCTTTGATTTCAGCTTTAAGCTGGAAGCCTTGTCTGAGTTCGACATCGTGAACATCATGCGCGAGGCGTTGCTTGACGACTTTGTGAAGTGCGTTGACGGCGTTGTGGAGCGTGAATTTAACGAAACGAAATTGCGGTACGTCGGGACCGCGACGGGTGGCGGGGATACGACCACGGATGGAACGGCGACGGCAACCAATACGTCGGCGCTCAATAAATACCACATCCGGCAGATGGTCAACCAGTTGAAGATTCGGAACGTCCCCGGTTGGTCCGATCTTGACGGCGATTATGTGTTTATCGGTTCTGTTGAGGGCCTTGAAGGTTTATTCAGTGACCTCGAAGGAACGATTCAGTACCAGACGGACGGTTACAACAAGATTCTCAACGGTGAAGTAGGGCGCTATTACGGTGTCCGTTTCGTTGAGGATACCTACGCAACCCGGTACATCTATTCGGCTTCTGCCCGTACTTCTACGGCTAAGTCGTGGACGAAGGGGTTGTCTCTCGACGGGTATATGTTCGGTTCTCCGACTGTACGGGAAGCGATTGTCGTACCGGAAGAGATCAGGGTTAAAGTGCCCGGTGACTACGGGCGCGACAAGGGTATTGCTTGGTACTTCCTCGGTGGCTACCAGTTGGAATGGGATACGGCTGCGGATACCAGAATCATCAAATGGGACTCTAAAGCCTAGAAAGGGGGTAGTGACTGATGGCACGTAGCAATGACAGTTATTCTTCGGGCGCATTTGGTGCTACTCACCAAATGCCTCTCATGGGTAATGCTGGAACGGCATTACTTATCACTCCGCAGGCGGGCACGTCTGCCGCAACCAAAACGCACACGACCACTCTTCTCGGTGAAGGGTTTCAGCGGGCGATTGTCCTGAAAAAACTTGTCTATGCCATTACCACGGCACAGACGGGGGCGGGGAACAATCTTGATCTTGATGTGTATAACGGCACGACCTCTGTGGGGAGTCTTGCTGTGACCACGGAAGCGGCGTTAACCGTGGCAACTTCCTCAGATATTAACTCTACCGTTACGGCTGGTGGGTATATCCGCATTATTGCGAAATCTACCACGACTGCCTCTGATGCGAACAGTGCAATTGGGCGGCCTCACGCCACCTATCAGGAGCTTTTCACCGCGTAACTTAACTCAGTTGGTAGGGGGCTAATAACCCCCTACTAACATCTTATATGTGGGCATACGAAACTTCTGATGGGAACGAAACGGCGAAATGCCGGAATCACGTTGTGCAGGACTTGCACGGACTTGTTTTGGATGTCGGATGCGGTAACGAGAAGGTTATTCCCCAGGCTGTCGGTGTTGACCTTTTTTCTCCAAGTGCTGATATTCACACGGATTTATCTAAGCCCTACGCTCTTTACCTGTTCGGCAACAATGTAGCGGATGTAGTTTATTCGTCACACTTCCTGGAACATCTTTACGATTACAAGGGGATGCTAAAGGAAATGGCGCGGGTGTTAAAGCCGCACGGGAAACTTATCCTGTATCTTCCCCATAAGGATTTGTACCCCAATATCGGTCAATACGGCGCGAACCCGGACCACAAGCACGACTTCGTACCGGATGACATTACAAGCGCCTTGGGTGAAATCGGGGCGTTTAAGATCCTCAGGAATGAAACGCTTAGCGGTGAGGATGAATATTCTTTCCTGATTGTCGCGGAGAAGTTGGAACTCCCCGGCGTGAAGGAAGTTTATTCGGAACCGCAAGACAAAAGGCCCTCTCCTTCGGTCTGTATTGTCCGCTACGGCGGTTTTGGTGACACCCTCATGGTTACACCCCTGTTTCGTTATTTTAAGGAACGGGGCTATTACGTTTGCTTTAACTGCACTCCTGAATGTGAACCTGTTCTGATCGGGAACCCGTACATTGACGAGATCATCTATCAGCAGCGACAGGCCATACCGAACACGCTGTTGAAAGAGTACAACGAAGTTCTGAAACGTGACTTCGATCTTTTTATTCCTCTTCACGAAAGTGTTGAGCGTACCCTGCTGGTCGAGAAACGGGACGGCGGGCCATACTACTTGCCGCACGAGAAGCGTCATGCCCTTTGCAACAAGAACTATTACGACTTTACCGCAGAAAAAGCGGGGATAGACGTTCGCGGATTGCGCCCTGAGTTGTACCTGATTGAAGCGGAAGAAACATTAGGTAAGGTCTTTCAGGAACGTAACAAGGATTACTTCGTTATCCAATGGCAATCTGCTGGATCAAGCTGGCACAAGGTTTACCCCCATTCCCCGGACGTGATCTGTGAACTTGTGGAACGGGCCCCGGACATTAAGATACTGCTTACGGGTGATGAATCGGTGGATATGATCTATGAACCGCACCCGCGAATTGTCTCCATGTTGGGTAAGTTCGGGATACGACAGTCTATGATTATGACCAAGTTCGTTGATCTGGTCGTATCTCCTGAAACGGGCGTGTTTAATGCGTCCGGCGCTTTCGATACCCCGAAGATCGGGTTAATGACTCATTCTTCCAAAGAGAACCTTACTAAGTATTTCCTTAACGATTATTCCCTTGAATCCTCTGCTCCTTGTCATCCTTGCCATCGTCTTATCCACAATCTTGAAGATTGCGAGTGTGACGAAACCTTTGGGTTGCCCGTCTGCATGTCTCGCTACATGGAACCGGAACGGGTGATAGAGCAGGTTATGACCGTCTATAACGAATGGAAAAACAAAAGACTGCGCTAATTCTCCGGTGGGGTGCATGGGGCGATCACATTCAGATAACCCCCGTCATCCGGGCAATCAAGCAGGACGGATACCACGTTACGGTTCACACCAATGCCCGTGGGCTTGCCGTCTATAAGAACAATCCATACGTGGATGAGATTATCCAGTACAAAGACGATTCAATAGCGCACGTCGATCTTGAATCATATTGGAAAACACTCGCAGCGGGATACGACAAGTTTGTTAATCTTTCCGGTGTCGTTGAAAGCGGGCTTCTAAAACCGGAAGGAAGTATTGAGTACAATTGGGATAAGGAGCGCCGTCACAGGGAATGCAATACGAATTACATTGAAGCCCTGTTAAAGAAGGCGGGCTATCCTGATGCCGATCCGCAGATGGAACTCTTCCCGACAAATGGTGATGAGGCGCGGATAAAGGGTTATCTGAAAAACAAGTTCAAAGGGAAGTTTGTTGTCCTTTGGTCGTTATCCGGTTCGGCTTTTCACAAGGCTTATCCGTGGTGCGAATGGGTGGCGCTGAAATTCCTCAACCGTCACGAAGACGCGGTGATTATCACGGTAGGCGACGCGGCGTGTATGTTACTGGAATGGGAGCATCCCCGCACTATCTGCATGTCCGACAAATGGGACATCCGCACATCCATCTTGACCACAAAGTATGTGAACTTGGTTGTGGGCACGGAAACTGGGATATTAAACGCGGCCGGCTGTTTCGACACACCAAAACTTGTTCTTCTGTCTCACTCGACGCATGAGAACCTATCAAAGCACTGGCAGAACGTAATCCCGCTTCACGCCGACGTAAGATGCTATCCCTGTCACCAACTGCATTATTCCCGGACTTCCTGCCGATGCGACAAGATAACCGGCGCACCGGCTTGTATGGTCGAGTTAGACAAAATGAAGGTTTTTGACGAGTTGGAATATTTCTACCGGAAATGGAAAAGGAGTAAGTAATGGCGATCCCTACCCAGCCCACGAAAACAACAATCTGCACGGAAGCCCTGAAACGCTATTACAACGGGGCAACTCCACCCGCCACTGAGGTAACGAGGGCCGAAGATTATGGTCTTGAAAAAG